TTCTTCAAATATATCTGTTTTCTACCGTTGTTCATCCTCTACTATCACTACATGAGGGCTAGAGGAATGTTACGCGAAAGAGTGGAAAATGACTTGTTTGAAGATTTGCGACACCGAAATGTGGAGCTAACACCCATGATCAGGAAATACCGTGATGAATATGCCAAATATATTTGTGGCATCTCCATTGGTATTGCTGCTCTCTATGGGCTTTCACGAGCCTATCGAGCATACAGGAATAACCAACAGGTGAGCCAAGGTTCTTTGGAACCGCGCACCCCATCAGATGTCACCCAACGCGACAATGAGTCGAACGTGTGGACTAATGTGGTCAAGCGTGATTTACCCATCACTGAAATTTCAAAGAGAATGTCAGCAAGTCAGTTGCAAGATGTTGTCAGTAAAGCTTTGGTGTATGGTACAGTTCATAGTGACAAAATGAATGGTATGGTTAATGGTCTCATGTTGACATCTAATGTCATGTTGATTCCATATCACTATTTTGAGTTCTTCGGTAATGAAATGCGATGTACCTTTCGTAAACGCAATCCAGAAGCATCTGGTGGTAAATTTGTTGCCATATTGAGTTTATCGTGTGCGCATCGTGTCCCAGATACTGATATGTGCGTTTGCTATGTCTCTTCTGGTGGATCTTTCAAGAACCTGTTGAATTTCTTCCCAACTGGTCACATGCCATCCGTACCCTTCCGCATGTTGTGGCGTGAAAAGAGTGGTAATGTGATTACGGCCAAAGGCCTTACGCAACCACAAATTGTCACCACCACATCTAGTTTTGATGGGGGTATGTATCAAAATTTGTCTATGAATACATTTCGTGGACTATGTGGTGCTACTCTCATTTCTGAAACGCAGGGCAGTGTCATCTTAGGTATCCACTTAGGTGGTACGGAGGGCACACCTGTCGGATGTTATGGTGCAATTACGCAGCAATCAATCTTTGCTGCACTCAGTGCAATTAGGAAGATGGATGGAGTTATTTTGTCTGGTGAGGCTGGTGTTTTCCAGACCACCGTATTGGGTGTCCAATTAGTTGGGGGTGATGAACTGCATTCTAAGAGTGCTTTGAATTTCCTCCCCACTGATTCTCAAGTCGAATACCTAGGATCTTGTCCTGGCAGAGCTCTCACCAAAACTGGTGTCAAAAACACGCCTATCAGCGTGCATGTGGCAGAAGTTTGTGGTGTGCCCAACATTTACCGAGGCCCTAAACTCAATCCTGATTGGTATGGGTGGCAGACATGTCTATCCAACCTTGCCACACCGGCTCACCCGTTTTCATGCGCATTGCTCCAAAAAGCTGTGCGTGATTATAAAGAGCCTTTGTTGCCTATTTTCCGGCACGTGATGTGGAATGATGCCAGACCCCTCACTGATCACGAAAATTTGTGTGGTGTAACCGGGAAGAAATTCATGGATGCTATCAAATTGAACACATCTGTGGGATTTCCCTTGAGCGGACCTAAGCGCAATTTCGTGACTGAACTCGAGCCAACGGAAGAAAAACCCAATAATCGCATCCTTGATGATGTTCTGATGACTGAAATTAGTCGTATAGAAGATTGTTACAAACGCGGTGAGAGGGGTTATCCCATTGCGAAAGCGTGCAAAAAAGATGAGATTTTGTCCAAAGACAAGTGTCGCATTTTCTATAGCAATGCATTATCGTTGACGTGGCTTATTCGCAAGTATTATCTTCCAGTACTTAGGGTTCTACAAATGAATCCTATTGTATCCGAGTGTGCTGTGGGTATCAACTCTTATGGAACAGAGTGGGAAGAGTTCCATCAACATGCCACAAAATTTGGCATGGATCGTTTGTTTGGCGGTGATTACGGTAAATACGACCAAAAGTTACCATCCCAGCTGATTTTTGCTGCATTGCGAGTATTGATAGATTTTGCGCGTGAGTGTGATTATAGCGAAGAAGATTTGAATGTTATGGAAGCCATGACGGGAGATATCGTCTTCGCCTATATCGCGTTCAATGGTGATCTTATTGGGCTCACAGAAGGAGCACATATCAGCGGTAATTCATTGACAGTCATTATCAATGGTATTTGTGGATCTCTGAATCTTAGGTGTTATTACTATAGTCATGAGCGATCTACCCCATTTAGGGATAGTGTCGCTATCATGACCTATGGAGATGACAACATTGGTTCTGTTTCACCAAATGTCACTGATTTCACCATCAAAGGGTGTTCACATTTCTTGGCCGAATTCGGTCAAACTTACACGATGCCCGACAAGGAGTCTGAGCTGTTGGACTTTTTACCAGCTTGCGACTTCGAATTTTTGAAACGTACTAGCATGTACCATCCAAAATTGGGTGTGCATGTCGGTGCGTTGTCAGATAGTTCCATCTACAAATCACTACATTGTTTTATGCGTTGCAAGAATCATCCTCTTACTGAGGAGGAAGCTAGCGCGCAGAACATTGATGGTGCACTACGTGAGTGGTTCAATCATGGCGAAGAGAAGTATGAATCTCAACGAGAACTCATGCAAGAGGTAGCGCGTCGTGCCGGTGTGGATCATATCTGCACAGGCTTGACTACTACCTATAATGATCGTATGCACGATTGGCACCATAACTATGGTGCTGATGAGCAACGAACATTCAATGTTGTGACGCCCTTTTAGGGCAAAATGTCATTTGGGGACATTAAACCCAACCCAGTTTCAAAACTGATGGTCAGCAAAATTGATGCGCACATTGGTTACCAATATAACACACGAGTACACAAGTGTGAAGTATTAGGCTTTGTGCGTATTGGAAGCCCCTTTTTAGGGGAGCATACCAGTGCAAAAAGTGTACAACGGGCGGTAAGTATGAGTCAACTTACTGACCTTGTAAATAAATGGACTTAGTAAATTTAATGTACAAATGAATGTCGGAAACTCCGCGACACAACAGGAGATAACAACTTTTAGTGATGAGAAATCGACTTGGGATTATTCAGTTATGAGCCAACCTGATGCAACCTTTTCCACAGCGGAAACAGGTCAGGATGGATTGGAAAATTTCTTTTCGAGACCCTTGAAGATTCGTGAATATGAATGGGGTACAGGAACTTTGCTGTACCAAAATTTTAACCCGTGGAGTTTATATTTCCAGAACCCACGCGTCATGAATCGTATTGTAAATTACAACAATCTTAGATGTAAATTATGTGTTAAAGTCATTTTGAATGGTAATGGCTTTCATTATGGACGAGCTATCATGTCATATAATCCCTTATGGAATAGGGACGAAATGACTGTTGATAGAGCGTTCTTTTCTCAAGATATTGTGGCGGCGTCTCAACGCCCGCACATCTTTTTGGATCCAACTACCTCCCAAGGTGGTTCCATGACATTGCCATTCTTTTGGATGTATGATTACCTCAATATCCCCCAGGCTCAATGGAGAGACATGGGAGATATGATCATACATACCTTACAACCACTCAAACATGCTAACGGTGCCTCAGACAGAGTAACCGTCAGTATCTTTGCATGGGCTGAGGATGTGGTTCTAGCTACGCCAACTTCATCAGAAGTTGTTGGCCTTGTACCACAAATGGGAGGAGAAGACGAGTATGGTAAGGGTCCCATCTCTCGTCCTGCTACAGCAGTAGCACGCATGGCCGGAAAATTGAAGAATATTCCGGTTATAGGTGACTACGCTCGTGCCACTGAGATGGCCGCGTCAAGCGTGTCGTCCATTGCGAGCCTTTTCGGGATGTCGCGACCTATATCTGTAGTTGACATTGTACCAATGAAACCCACGTTTGGTGGTAATCTGTCAAACACTAACGTTGGTGATAGCTCGCAAAAGCTATCGCTTGACGTCAAACAGGAATTGTGTATCGATCCCCGAACTGTAGGTCTCGGAGATATGGATGAGATGACTATCACTTCGATAGCTACTAGGGAATCGTACATTACGAATTTCCCGTGGGCTGTTGGTGTTGCACCTGAAACACAATTATTCACTATTGGTGTGAATCCTTGTGTTTGGGCTGCTAATCCAATTACCGTGCCATCTGAAATGCACATGACAGCATCATGTTTTGCTGCAGTGCCTTTCAAGCACTGGAGAGGTAGTATGAAGTACCGATTCCAAATTGTTGCTTCAGCCCACCATAAAGGTAGACTGAAGATTGTTTGGGATCCGTACAGACAGGCCACCAATGAGTATAACACCAATTTTACACGTATCATTGATATCGCTGATTCAACTGATTTCACTGTTCAAATTGGATGGGGTAACAATTCCCCATATCTTGATGTGGCGGCACCTGGAGATCCAACAGTGTCGCCTGTTGGCAAACGAAATGTCGATCAACAACCATATAACAATGGATTGTACAACGATTTTTCATATTCATTTTACAACGGTTATTTGTCAGTATATGTGGTGAACGAACTCACAGTTCCTAATTCTACCATAAATAATGATATCGCTGTAAATGTTTATGTCGCCGCTGGTGAAGATATCCAGTTCCGAAATCCGAACAACATCTTGAAGAGTTATACACTGGCTCCTTCGCCTGATCTCGTTCCTCAAATGGGTGAGGAGCTCGAATTAGAAGAATTGGATAAACCTATGGACCAGGCCATTTCACAAACTATGGGTAAGGAAACACCCATTACGAGTGGCCACGATCAAGTGTTCTATGGTGAATCCATTACTTCTTTTCGCGCTCTTCTCAAGCGTTATAATCATCACTCCGCCGTCGTTTGGTTCGGTGATGCTGGCGAGAAATTACATCAGTTAACCATGTGCTCATTTCCACTTTATAGTGGATATGTACCTGGTGCTGTGTATCTTCGCAATGGAGAATATTTCACATATGCGAACACAACCCTCTTAAATTACCTTACAAGTGCGTATGGTGGTTATAGAGGTGGTTTGCGTTGGAAATATGTTCTAGAGAGATCATGTGATCCTCGCACAGAAACAACAACGCTTGAACTCGAAAGAGATCCAGCTGGTCTGGCGCCATGGCGTCAGATCACCATCCCGTTACCCACTGGTAACATCACAGAGTGGATGAATATATACAACATATATTGCCTCACAGGCTTATCTGGTGAAATATTCACATCCACCGCCAACAACCCCGTTCTCGAGGTTGAAGTGCCGTATCAACGGCCACACCGGTTCACGCCTGGCAAAATCCTTAACTATACGGAAAGGACTATTGCTGATCGTGAGCTACCTGATTTCGTTAGACTTCAATATCATACCAATTCCAATGCGGCAGATAATGATGTTTTACGAATGTACAACTCGGTAGGAGAAGATTTTTCACTCTTCTTCTACTTGGGACCACCACGATTTTTCGTGAATGTAGTCCCACCCTAAATCCACACGGGGGCCGTGTGGTGCGCTATTTGCGCAGACAATTGCATTGAGATTTGAATATCTCGAGAGTTTTGAACTACCTCTAGTTTAGACAGTAATTGTCTTTGTAGAGCTAGTTATTTTATCTCGAGGGTCCCAAATTTTCAAGTGCGATTGCCTGAATCGTTCACACTGGAGGAGTGTGCCCA